GTATCGGTATTTCAAACATACTGCCATCTGAATCGCCCTTAGCAGTAAAGCTAATATGAATATGTGTCTTATGTGGGTTTATCCCGGTGTACTTTCTCCATTTGTAATTGCGTTTGTAGCTGGCAATTTTGCCGTTGAAGATGATATAAGAGATTCTTTTATCAAGTCTGGCAAGTAATCGTAGCTGATCCGCAAAGTCATAGGGCTCTGCTTTGTGCGACCTGAAATCAACGTCAATGTCAAGGGCACGTACAATGCCTTCAGCAGTTGGATTGTGATCGGACTTACGCGCTGAATGACGTTTGTCACCGATCCAACCATCTGAAGTTCTATCTCTATCGGGGAACGCATCATCTAGCTGCTCGCGTAGTTGTATCCCTGCCTTGCATAGCTTTGCCATATCTATTTATTATAGCATTTAAATTACAGAATCTTGAGGGATTGTTCTAAAGGCCCAAGGCTTTCAAATCATCTGAGGTTAGGCCGAGGGCTGCAAGTTTAGCTTCGGCTGCTGACCTTGCCGCTATTGCATCTGACTCTGCCTGCAATTTTGCTGCATCTACTAAATCAAATGCTGCTTCATATTCTTCTTTTGTAAATGGCTCACAATTCACAAATGTAATGCCTTCATATTCATAGCCGCTTTGTGTATAACCACCATTCGGTCTTAAAAAACCCATTACTTCTATTGCCTTTGCCATTTTATGCTCCTATCTCAAGTGCAAGCATTACGCTATTTGTTGATTCACTTTGACAAACGATTGCACCGCTATTAGATGTGTATAAAACTTTGCCTTGAATTTTGTAAGTTGTTGCAGATGTAGTAGCAGGTTCATCTAAATAATTGAAAGCATATAAACCAAAAACAATCGTTTGGCTACCATCGCCCGTTCCCATTCTTGTAAATAGTGCGCTATTTGCTGAGGCTTGGTATTTAAAAACTTCAGTTGCGCCGCGCATAAATCTAAAGGTTCCGCCTTGGCCTGTGTTATTGCTGCGCGAAAGACCAGCAGAAAGCGAACAAATTAAAAGCACTTTAGAAGTTGCAGAGGTTGGCGTAATGGTAATCGTTCCACCAGTATCACTATAAGTTGAATCAGTTGTTATTGAGGTTTCAGTTGCATAAGTTGCTTGAACAACCTGTAACACCTTTCCACCACCAGCAGCAGCAGCCCACTTCAATCCTGTTGCAGTTGAAGAATCAACCTGCAATGTGTGTCCATTTGTGCCGCCAACTGTAAGCTTGGCAAATGTGTCTGCACCTGTGCCAACAACTAGATCACCTTTAGCATCAAATGTTGTAGCTACTGTGCTGGTAACGATTGGTATCGGGCCAGTACCATTAGCAACCGATATACCTGTACCAGCTTGCACTTCAGTTACATCACCAGCACCGCTAACGCCTACCCATGCTGATCCATTGTAAACTTCAACTGCATTAGTATCCTGTAAATAAGACACCATACCTTCAGCCAATACACCGCTTAGCGCGCTTGTGCGAGCTGCTGAGCTTGCAAACACCATAACTGTTTGCTCATTCAAATACGTATTGACCTGGGCTGCGGTAAGCACATCCCCGGTATTGAACAACTTATATCCTGCGCCTGCCATTTGTTCTCCTTAGTAGCTCAGCACGTCTGTGTCTAGTATACCCGATATATCGGAATCTAAGACAAAGCCTGCCAGTAGCGGTTCTGTTGTGTATAGGGTAGTCATCCAGGATGACTTGGTAATGTCGTGATGAATAGCATTCACTAGGCTCGATTGCACCACGCTGCTAGAGCCTGGGGTAGTCTTGGTAACTGTTACCCCATCTAGTAATTCTATGTCTATGCCTGCTAAGGGCTTATTGGCGTTAGCATCATCATAGAGATTTAGCTGGATGCTATCTATGCGTATCTCAGGGTCTTTGCGTGTGGCTAGGATGCCTTGAGCCTGATTTAAAGCTTCAGCATTTGTCTGTACCAATATGCCTGAGCGTGTGCCTGAATGAAGGAAGAACTTATCAATTGAAGCCTGGTCAAAGGCATTCTGAGCTGTACCGCCTAAGCGTGTAATAGTTACGTCATTAATAAGCGTAGTATCGTCTAACGCTACTACTGCATTGGTGTAGGAGATGTCCACGCCTTGATCACTAAACTCATAGACCGGGAAGGCTGGGTTAGAGATTAGGTTGTTACGGCTGACAAAATCTACCTTGCCATTGGCATCCACAAAGATGCCCCCAAACTCGCTCTGCTCTACTGTAAATAAGGCTTCTAAGGCATCTCTGGCGGTTCCTGGGTCTGCCTGTAGGGTGGAATCACCAGTATCCACATTGCGTAGGCTTATAGGCCATTCTATCTCGTCTAGGATGGCATTCACGCGAGCCCCTGAGAGCTGCACCCCTGAGCCTGCTACTGTGTCTATGGCTGAGCCTGCAAGAAGTTTAAAGCCATCTACGCACTTTAGGGTAACTGTGCTTAGTTCTTCATTGCCTTGCCTAAACCCAGTATCGTAATTGGTGATGAAGCCTGAAAACAGGAAGTAATCATTGGTGGCATAAGTAGCAAATATGATTATCTGCCTTAGCGGTACTAGGTTAGGATAGTAGGCGCTATTAGGGTTAGTGGGATTCCAATCGCCATTCTGATCATAGAGAACTACGTTCGCGGTTCCAGCCTCAAACTTAGATGTAATGCGGTTACGACCCCTGCGAATGTTTATCTTTGTTACTAGGTTTGTTATCTCAACTGGCAATGTGCCGGAGCCAAGGGTATTAGTACCTAAGATACCTTCAGTAAGACTATCTAGGATAAGTGGGTTGATTTCAAATGCGGTATCGCTGTCAAAGTCAACAAACACTCTTACTGTAGGTGCTGGCATTAGATAGCTATGCTGCTAAACAGCAAGCCCTTCCCAGTTTTCTGATAAGTATATTGAATGTCAGTAATGGTTTCGGCTAGATCTTCAGCTGCTATTACTGAGCCTTCTACTGTTACATTTATTGTTACCGGGTTTCCTTCAGAATCTAAACCTAATCTGGCAAAAAGCGCAGCCAATTCAGCATCTCTAATTGCATTTTCTGCTTCTTGCAACGCTAATTCAGATTCAATTAGGGCTGCTTCAGCTTCAGATTCTGCTAATAAAGCGGCTGCATCTGATTCAGCCAAGTCTGCTTTTACACCTTCCTCTACAGCATGTTCTAAAGTTCCTGCTACAAATGGATTAACAAACTTATCAAGCGGCCTTTCGCCATTAATGTAAACATTGGTAGCATTTACATCCATGCGGTCAAGCTTAGTAACTGTCATTTTCTCTTGGTCTAGGCGTAGACCCTTTTCAGCAAATAGGGTTTCAATAGGTATTTTGATTTTAAGTGTCTTAAGCAATTCCTGAATGCGTGTAATTGTGCCAGGCCAATCAGCAAACGGATCTCCAACCATTTCATCTAAGCTATCTAATAGCAATGCCAACTCAGCAGCAGCAGCCTCAGCTTTTATTAACTGACCTTCAAGAATGATGGCTCGTTTCACATCCTCATCAAGAATGGCTTGCATTAGCTCTAAGCGTAGGCGTTCTACGTCATTAATCTGACCGCCTAGGGCAGCAGCAATTTGTATACGATCCATTTCAAACCGCTTATTGATTTCATCAATAATCTTGGATTCTGTATTCTGTTTTTTCTTTTCAGATGTAATCTTCTTTTCATTGTTTAATTTTTCTATTGCTGTTCGCTTCTCAGCTTTTGTTAATGCGTTTTGTGCTCTTAGCCTAGCCCTGTTTTGTTCTGTTTCTTTTCTTGCTTGCTGACCAGCTAACCTAGCACTTGCTGAATCCATAGTAGGAACTAGCTCACCAGTAATAATAAAGCCACCACCACGCACCAAGCCTTCAAACAAAGCCATCAAAGCTTTAGCTGCTGGGCTATCTATAATGCCCCTAAAAGTATCTTCTGCATCTTTACCAAACTCAACTACTGCTGCGCTCAAAGTGCCTAGTGCTTTACCTAGGTTTATGATGCCTTCTTGCAATTCCTCAATGCTGACATCGGCATCTTCAAGTCCAGATACTAAACCTTCTCCAAATGCTTCTTTGGCTTGCTCAACTGCTGCGGCAAGTCTTTGCATCTTGCCTGCGAAGGTATCTGTTGCTTTACCTGCTGCGCCATCAAACCTAGTCTGTAGATCCTCTAATACCTCATCAAACTTCTTGCCTTTGAGCTCAGCTGTAGTGTAGCCAATGCGTAAACGTGCTAGGGCTGTTGTTTCGCCTTTGTATGCTCGTTGTAAGGCATTGCTTACTGTCTGTAAATCTTTGCCAGTTCCAAGGCTAACATCTAAAGCAGTTGTTAAAATCTTTTGTGCTGTGCTTGCATCACCTGTAGCCTGAGATAGGCTGATAAATGCATTAGTTAACTTATCGCCTGCAACGCCGGTAGCCAGTTCTAACTTTTCTATAAAATCATTAATAAATGGTGAAGCAAATCCTAGGTTTACCGCGTTTAACTGTGTGGCTAGTAATTGCGCTTCTTTTGTGCTATCGCTAAACGCCTGTACAGAAGCCTTGCCAAACTGTACAACTTTAGTAACTGAGAATACGGCAAGGAACTTCTTGCCTAACTTGGTGAAGGCATCATCTGCCTTCTTTGTTCCTTTGTCGTTATAGCTGGTGACTATAGGAAATACAATTGCCACGTTACAACCTCGCTATCTCAGCATTGGCATTAACTGCTACTTGTTGCAATACTTTTAAAATTGTAGCCTTGGCTTTTCCTTGATCCTCAGCCAAGTTCCTACCCATCAAACGACCAGATGTCTTAGCTGTGCGCCCGGTCTGCTCTAGGCTACCAATGCCATTATTTAGGTTAGCAATAAACTCTCTACCGGCATCAGGGTTGTTAGATTTTGATTGCGAGCTGCCATATCTGTTTTGCCTTCCAGCAGTTTCTATGATTGCACCAGCGGCAGATTTGTTTAATAAACTGACAAGTGATGACCAGCCACTTCTATTGCTTTTACTTTTTGCTAACGAATAAGTCAAGCCACGTCTAACTACATTGGCTTCAAAGCTAGGAAAAGCGCGGTTGCGACCAGTACGGCTCTTGCGCTCATAGCCTGGATAATTAAAGCGAGATAGGTTATCTATTGTGCCTGGCACATCATTGCGCGCTGCCTGGGTAATGGCTTTTAAAGGCGCAGCAATCTCTTTGTTATATGCCTTTAAGGTTTCAGGGGCTAGTTTACGCAAAATCTTCCTAGCCTCTACGACCCCTTTTACCTCTGTTGGCATTCTCTCGCTCTCTTGCCTGCTGCTTTAAGACTTCGTAAAAAGCCTTAAGCAAATCTGTGTCCATGTTAATAAACTCGCTAGGCGCGATCCCAGTATGGATGCTCAACTGAGCAACTCTATACGTAAAGGAATCGCGCGTTAGCCATTTGGGGAATCGTCTGACACCACATCAACCGCAGCTAGGGTTTCTAAAAACGCTGAGCCAAAAGGTTTGACATCAGGCGCATCCGCGCGGCGTAGACATTCCCATGCAAGCCAATAGATATGCTCTTGCTTTTCATCCTCACGAAAAGCTTTGTGAAAGCCTTTGCGAAACTGCTGCTCAAATGCATATTCAACAGATGGACTTATTGAGTGTGTGCTCTTAGTTCCATCAGCCCTTGTTACTATTATTCTTGCCATTTTTGCCCCTTTGTTAAATTAGAACGTGCCGGTGTCGGCTTTTGTAACTACAGAGTTTAGCGTAAAAGTAATATCCTGTGTTGCCATATCGCCAACCGCGCCGTTAATAGGTGTTAGGTTGTTGACTAGAATATCAAAGGTGTAAAGCGGATTAGTTGCCGATACTGCTGGAACTTTCGCTTGTACCATCTTTACCGCAACAGTTGTGCCGAATGCGGCATTGAGTGTCTGTAGTACGTTTGATGTTGCTGTGTCATTTAGGAATGAAACAGTTAGTGAGCCTGATTCTAGACCCTTGACAAACTTATGTGCAGTATCTCCCATAGCTGTGACTTCAAGTTCATCAGCAGCATAGTTGAGAGTAACCGAAGTTACGTGGTCGCTTAGATCAACAGCGTTAATCTTCAGGCCAACAGTATTATTTAAAAATACAGCCATGTTAGCTTATTCCTCATCTTTCTTAGTTGTTGGTTTTGGTGCTTTTTCGCTTGGCTCAACCTGGCCGATTTTGGCAAGAAAAGCCTCGCGTTCTTTGTCTATATCAGCCATGTTTTAGCTCCAATCGGATAGTACGCTGATTGATACTTCCCCGGATAGCAGATCGCCTGCTGTTCCGGTTAAGACCGCCGGTGCGCTGAAAGTGCCAATGGAATAAACAATTGACGATGCTTCCAGCTTGTTTACGATATTCAGATAATAATCTTCAATGTTAATTAGGTTGCCTTGGTTATCAAACATAGGGGTTAGCACTACGAGCTTAAAGTTAACCTTAGGCTTAATGGTTTTGTAAT